TTGGAAAAAAAGACATAATAAAGGTTTCCCAAGTTATCATATCTATGAATCATTTTATTTGGAACCATAGCCGCACCAACGATTACCTTTTTTTCTTCATCAAAATAATATAATTGCTTCTGTTCACTCATTTTTCCATTTCTAATGGATTCCAATTTTTTCTGTGCCCACTCTACGCCAGATTGACCACCCCACCCAAGATATGCAATATAGCCAGCATCCTTCCAAGGTGTGTTTTTAAGGTCAGCGGGCACCTCAGAATTACGTTTGTGTCGTGCAAATCCACTCATACGTGCAATGGTTTCCTCGCTTATGTTTTCACCTTTGCATAATTGGTTCGCTCTTGTCCATCCAACACGGGTCATTCCCTTTACTTCGTCCCCGTGCTCCTCTCTCCATTTTAGTGCTTTACAAGCATTATTTTTTGCTGACTCAGGATAGTCATTATACGACTTAAACTCCTGACGCTCCATTTCTTCGGCTTCGTCAACAGGTATGCAATTTGGAACTTCACGACCATTCAAGATTTTGGTACCATAAGGTTCATATCCTTCCCAACAAGGGTTTGGGTCCATATCAAAATCGTTGAACTTACCAGCTCTCGGAGTTCCAGGTTTCCATTGTGTTTCGCTAACAGGAATTCCAGCCTTCGTTGTCCCTCTGTCTGCGGCAGCAATTGTTGCACCATTTCTAGTATCGGCTTGAACCACAGGACCTAAACCTTCAGTTTCAACAAGCCCCTCTCTTGAAGTGCCTTTGTTAACTATGGTACCAGTTTTTTTGTAAACCAATCTAACCCAAACGTGTCTACAATTGAATGAACCACGCCATAAAAAAATATCATAACTTCCAAACTCAGGATTTTGTAAACTAGCACTTAATTCATCAATATCTTCAATTCTGTAAACTCTATTTGCCTGCAACATTTCAGCACAAAAATCACGAGTTAATTCGTCGTTCGGTCCGATGTATTTGTATCTTATTCTATAAGGTGAATTAACATCTTCACGAGATTCTGCATTTGGATTTGACGACGTGAACTTTTCGCTATTCATTTTATAGACCTCGGTTGGTGTTATACGTTCAACACGCAATAGTTCAAATCCTTCCTCAATTAATTTGGAATAGGGTTCACCTAAGGTTCTAAACTTTTCCATACGATTGCAAAAATCCGCTTCAACGATTTTATATGGGCTGAATTCTTCAACTTCGTCCTTGAAGGCTAACCATTTTTCATCGTGAGCGGGGCGTGAAACAAGAGAGATGGCTTCAATTCCACTCTCATCGCTCATATCGTCAATGAAAAGTTCAACAATTTTTGTGCTTTTTTCCATTACCTATAAATATAAAAAAATATAAAAAATACCACTTTTTATACCATTGACCTTGTTTTTCTCAATCGGTCAAGTTGTTGGTGATTCGTCATTTCTTGTGAAACAACATAAGTTTTGATTGGTGGGATTTCACCATTAGCCATCATTGTATTGGTTAATGTGCCAGCCATCATCGGTTGCATTATAGGTGATTGAGCTAATCCGCCTGAATAAAAACGAGGTTGTTTTCCTAATTCGTTAATGCTTGTTAATAATGGAAGAAATGCTGCGGTGCTTCTGGCATTAACAACATATTCACCATTAGACAAGTTAGCCATTATGGAATCACTTGTGCTAGTTCCTGCTCCTGTTATCAAACCACCTGATGCTCTATTTGCTTGAACTGAATAAGGGGTTGCGGCTTGTGTCGCAGCGGGAGCTGCGGCTTTTGCTGACGATGTATCTACTTTACCTTTCGCACCAAATAACTTTTTGATGGTGGCAAAAATCGTGATGATTGCACCAACGATAGCGGCAATGGCAATCAAGTTAGCAGGAAAAGGTAGTTTCGCACCTGACTTAACACCCTGTGCGGTTGCGGCTCCCATCGTCGCTGTTGTATCAACGACTTCAGCGTTTGCTTTTGCAAGAATACCTAACGTCTGTAAGTTCGTAACGATTATGTTAGCCTGTTGTGCAATCGTCACCAAATCTTGAACTGCTGCGAATGCTTTTGCGGCTGCGGTTCCTTCCTTGAATAATCCACTGGCTTGTGAAATTGCTGTACCCAATTGCAAAAACGATTGAAAAGATTCCTCGTTTTTCTGTTTTGTTAACTGAGCTCTCTGAGTTATATAAGGTGTTATTTGGTCTGTAAGTCCTTGTTCTATAAGTCGCTTTTGCTCTGCGACATATTTTGCAACTGATATTTCGTCTTCACCATCAGCAATTCTTTTTAACTTTTCTTGTTCAAGTGCATTCAATTTAACTTGTGCATCCTGTTCAGCTAAAAGTTTGAGTTGTGTTAATGCATTCAGTCTAATATCATAACCGAGTTGTTCGTTTTCAGCGACTTTTGCAAGTCTGGCTTGGTCGTTATCGTTGAGTTTAACATTTCTGTTTGCATCATTTCTAATAACCTCAACATTCAGCTTGTTTTGGTCTTGAACTATAATTTCTCTCTGTGTCTTTAACTCCTCGTATCTTTTTTTCTGTTCGTCAGTTAATGTTTTTCCACCAGCAATCAAATCTGCAATTGCCTGCATTTCAGCATCGTTTGCTTGTTTTCTTGCTGTTATAACTGCTTGTGCCGCTTTTTCCGCTTCAAGAGAATCTTGTCCGTATAATTCCTTTTTGATTTCAGCAATTCTTTTCTGTGCTTCTACTTCCTGAGCCCCCGCATCCTTAATTTGATTAAGACGAGTTTGCAAGTCAGCGGCTTGCATTTCCCTGTCCTTTTCTCTGTTAGCTGTTTGTTGTGCTATTCTATCAGCTTCAAGTTTTATTAACTCCGCTTGTAAACCTTTTCTTTCGTTGGAGTTCTTACCATATAAAGCAATTCTATCTTGAAGTGTTTTTTTGTCGGCTTGATATGCTAAGTCCTGATATTTCCTTTCTATTGCAAGTTTTTCAGCCTCTGTCGTTGCTTTTGCTAATTCGTTTTGTTTGTCTAATTCGCGTTGAGCATCCGCATTTTTCTTATTTGCTTCCAATTCCGCTTCACGTGCCTTAATTCTATCCTCAATATTTGCTTTTTCTGTTTTTGTAGTTTGAGCGACCCCTTCGTCATAACGCTTCATTCCAGCCTTGAACTCAACAACAGCCTTATCCCAACTTCCAGTCAATCTATCCCATCCCGCTTCAACAGCGTCAAAATCAAGTGTGAATATACCCTTTAAGATTTGTCCTACACCAATACCAGCTTCTTTTACAAGGGTGAATAATGCGACCAAACCTGAATAAAATGTACCAATATATTCCGTGACGTATGGTAATGCCTTCATCGCAAGGTCAAGAAGTGCATCAAATAGCGGTTCAACAGCCTTGAAAATACCATTGAAGATTTTTTCAAGTCCAATCATCAATGGTTGCAATTTCTTGGTTGCGGTTTCACTTTTTGCAAATGCACCAACAAGACCACCGACCGCTGTGACCAGCAAACCGATAACAGATGTTTTGATTAATGCATTAAGTGAACTGAAGCTTACCTTGAAACTATTGATTCCTTTACCAATTAATCCCAATGGTCCACCAGCCATTTCCAAACTATCCACCCAATCGCTAGCACCCTTTTTTGCACCCTTCAATCTATCTTGTAAACCATCAAGCTCGTTGAATATTTTATTATATTCCTTTGTGCCCAATGGTACCTGCTTCAAGGCAAGTTGTAGTTCACGTGCCTTGGCGGCACTATCCTTCATATTAAGGGCAACTTCTATGTCTATAACTCTTCTAGCCATTTGGATATTGTTTCATCGTCAAAAGTGAAATCTTGTCTATAATAATAGGAAATGAAAACTTTAACTCGTCCAAATATTCAACGATTTGAGTTTTATCCGTTATTAATGACGGGTCAATTTCAGTTTCTGCGATTTTTATTTCTAATTTCATAATTTATTTTTTATAACGGAATGCAAGAACCACCTGAGCAAACATATAGTCCTAGGATTTCACCTGTTCCGTCAACGTCTGCAATTGTGAATGGACCTGTCGCTGTATCAGTGCTAACGTCAGAGATTGCATAATAGCCCGCACTCAATCCACATAAGAAATCACCAATCGTTAAACTAGCATAAGGTTGTGAGGATATTTGAGGTGAACCGATATTATAATTGATGGTACATAGGTCAGAGCAAGTAAACACCCCTGCGCTTCTATATACCTGTTCAGGACACTGCGATGATGTCGCTGAAGGTGTCGGGGTCAGCTCCAAGGTTGAGGAAGGAGTTTGTGTTATGGTGGGGGTTTGCGATGGGGTTTCAGTCGCTGTCGGAGTTAATCCAATTGTTGTCGTTGCGGTCGGGGTTAAAGTTGCTGTATTACTTGGAGTCATTGTGGGTGTGCTTGTTATGGTGGGTGTATTGGTCGGAGTTTTGGTGGGCGTCATCGTCATCGTTGCGGTCATACTCGGGGTGGGTGTAGGGGTGATTTTTATTTCAGTGCAATCCTGCATAAAACCATCACCATCCATCAATAAAATATTATTCGTCAATATGCCATCGTAGGCTGTAAATAACCCACCAACAAAAATATCACCATTGCAAGAAGTATTTCCAGTCAGGATTGTGGTATGCTGTATGCTATCCTCAGGACCTAATGTATAAACGAAATTGCCATCATTGAAACTTGAATCATAAGACCCGTCAGCGTTAATCCTGAATACCTGATTTGTAGGAATTCCACTATAAGTTGCAGCAAAAGAACAAACCACATATTTTGAACCCTGCAATTCCACCTCAAATATATTATTATTTGCTCCACTATTAGTTGGATTGAAGGTGTTATCTCTTGTTCCGTTAGCATTAAGTCGCATTATCGAACGAGGAACTGCCGCTCCGTTGTAATTTGAGAAATCACCAACACATATCAGTTTTCCGTCTGCTTGAACTTGGAAATCAGCAATACTGCCGCCCGCTAATCCAACTCCCGACGTATTGAATGGGTCTGTGGATGCATAAGTTCCATTAGCATTGAGTTTCAATATACCCCTTCTTCCTGATTTCACTACGTTTCCACAGACATAAAATGTTCCATCAGCGTTTTCGTGTATTTTTGATAACAACGTTCCACTCGTTCCTAAAATATCAATATTATTAAATGTTGTGTCCAATGAACCATCTGTATTCAGTCGTGATAAAGCACCTATATTCGTTCCGTTGTATTGATTTGCACCGATAGAACACACCAATATTTTTCCACTGGATTGAATTAGAGAATAAAAAGTTTGGTAAGTATAACCAGTACCTACAACAAAACTTGTATCTAGTGTTCCGTCATAGTTAACACGAGCAATATTTCTCCTACTGACCCCACGAAAAGTTGTGAAATCACCTACACAAATATATTTCCCATCTGTTTGTTGGCTAACCTCTTTTACACCAAAAATAACGGTACTTGGAGCAAAGCCTGTACCAGCGTCAAACGTCGTATCAATCAGTCCGTTAATTTCACTACGAACCATAGTTCTTTTTGTTTGTCCGTTATAAGTTGTAAAACCTCCAACGACCATAACTTTTTGTGGGTCAAGTCTATCTTGGAGAATTGCATTTACTATACCGAAATCATTCGTTCCTACACCTCCAAAACAGCAATTGCAATCACCGCTCCAAAAAAGATTTCCACAAGAAATAAATGGGTTATCAACATCAATGCAAATGCTTTCCCCGTAGTTTACATTAAAGGCTCCTACTCCGCCAAAACAAGTCGTACCAGAAATAAAATTGGTTGCTCCTGAGATATTATTATTTACGAATCTAAAACAATTTGCCATTACTTATAAATATATTTTTTTTGTTATCCTATGCAAGAATATGCCGACACCAAATCTGTTCCAACTATCGTAAATGGTGTACCTGCAACTGCACAGACACCTGCTGATGGTGCTAATACTGCACCATAATACCAAGTTCCATCACAGGCTTGGTAATCACCCGTCCAACTAGACATCGTATCGTTAATATAGAAGAAGCAAGTATAATTTGGATTCGTTATGCTCGGCGTCGGGGTGTAGGTCGGGGTCGCTGAAGGTGTTATATTATTATTGGTCGGGGTCATCGTGGGTGTTATGCTCGGCGTCAGGCTCGGCGTGGGTGTGGGGGATGGGCTAAGGACAGGTGTCTCTTGAACAAGATTCATCGCTGCGGGGACGCTGCAATTGCAATCTGTATAGATGAACACACCTGAATTGCTGAATGCGTTAGACAGATAAAAATGTTGTTCTTGTCCTATACCAGTTCCCGATTCATCCTTCATAACAAGATAACAGCCCAAATAATTCAATGCATCGTCGTAGAGTTTGACGTATCTTCCAATATAAGCGTAAATGTTATACATATAATCTGTATTGGTATAATACGTTGCCCCTGTTATAGAACAAGCGCTAAACTTGATTTGCAGTTTTTTATGCGGTGTATAATCTCGTGTAAGTTTTATCAATTCAACGTCGCAGATTGATGGTTCCAATAAATTGAAATTATTAATCTTATTAATTCTATAATAATTGTTATCCACCAAAATCTTTTCCGACCAATCTATTGCTTTGATATCCCACGGAGTTAGGTACATTTTGCAGTTAACGATTTTGGATTCAGCACTAGTCAAATCTTCAATATAATCTTGATAGTAGATATCGTATAGGTCGTCGTTGATAAATGCATATTCAGGCGGGGTTATTGATGTTTGGTCTTGTCCACGCCAGTTTGTATAATGTGATAGGTCGTTATAATTGAACGGATAGGTTGTGAACCTGTTAATTTCTTGGAAATGGTCCATCGTATAACGGGTGCCAGCGGCTCTTACATACCAACGCTGATAAAAAGTTGACCCTGTTGCGAATGACCCATAGGTTTGGTTATTAAGCACTGGTCCTCTAAATAAAACACGAGGTAATATCTTGAATGGAACAAATGATTGTGAAACCTTACCCTGTTGGTCTTGCTGGTTTAACTTGGAAAAAGAGCTTAACGTGAGAAATGATGAATTGCCCGCAAATATGGTGATATCTGTTGGACTGCTGAATATCGTATCAAAATTAATATCACTATCTTTATAATCTATATTCAAGCGAACTTTTTCTGTTCCAAATATTCTATTGCTTGATTTCTGGTATAACTGATTTGACCAGTCTTGGTCTAACTTGAAATTAAAATTAAGTGTTCCGTTAATAATGCTCGTCGTTGGACTGACTTTGATTGGACTATCTCTATCCACCTTTTTTGTCCAATCTTTTACCCCGCCTGTTCCAATATAATCTATCATTGGTTCAACGATTATATTTTGCTCGTTATCAGGGTCAGGTACACAAATAAGATTGAAATATCTGTTAATTGAGGTGATAAAATCAATTTGCTTGTAGTCGTTATCAGGAAACTCAACAGCATAGCTGACGGTATCACCAGGTATCAAGTATCTTGGTAATGGCGCTATAATTTCTAACTTGAAATTGAAAATGAATAGGTCGTTTGCAATAAAATATACCTGTGCAGTGATTGGTGCTGGTACCCCGTTATAATTGAACCAAGGTGTAAACGTGGTTTCATAATAACTTGAATTAGGAAAAGAACAAACTTGTTCTGTGAGTATCCTATAATTCTGTGGTCCATAATTCATAAAGAGCTCAAACTGAGGAGTCACGACTGAACAGAAATCGGTGGGGGTTGCGCTAAACGAAATCTTATATTGATATTGGTTCAAATAACTTATTGGAATCGTAAATGAATTGCTTGTGGTTGCCCAAGATAGTGAATTGCATATTTGACCTGCTGACGGGTCGGTATAGTTAATATAACTTGTTATTGGAACACTGATTGCAGAATAAGAAAAACAAGCAACTCTTGACCCACGATTATATGGTGTCTCGTCCAAAAACTTCAATGGTAAATAATATCTTTGGAAATATGCTGTATTGAAAAAATCACTTTTAACTTCATACCCCGCATCACGACAAATTGATTCATATAATTCCTTAACCTGTATTGTTGGCTTGAAATAATAATCCCAAACAGGTGAACCCGTAAAGTCAAAATAACCTAAGGCGGCTTGATATGTCGCACCTGTGACTGGCGTGAAATATACCAGTGGTGTGTTAAGGAAATCCACGTTTGTTGAACCTGATAAATAATTGTATCCAATATTATAAAGTCCCCAAAATGTTTTTCCGTTTTGATAAGAATAGTTGGTAGCACCTGTTAACGGAACTAGCTGAGGGTCAGCCTGCGATTGCAATATCACATCAGCAGAATACGGGTGGTCAAGATGGTCTAGATTTGTTTCACGCAAAAACTTATCACCTATATTTGCAGCCAAATCACCGACCTGATTATAAAAAGTCACGGAATATATAATATCACCTTTGCTAACGACAACATTTTCAAGCCTGATATTTCCTTGGAAGATTTCAACACCATCCCAAGTCAAGATTGCAGGAAACTTTTTATTTGGGTCAAAATTGGTGGGGAGCGAAGTTATCTCATAATAATAGTCAAAAACTCTATTATTTGTTTTCGTGCCAGGTAAGCTGAAGGTTTGACTGAACGAGCTATTTTTCTTGGTTATGTCTTGTATTTCAGCAAACGAAATATTCATATTCATTGGTTCGTCCTTGAACAAGTCAAGAAAAACCAAGTCCGTTCCAATAAGTGTTCTTAATTGTAATGCCATACGTTAATAAGGTAAGTCGTAATCCCTATACGGAACTTGAATGCAATTTATGGTGTATTGATAAAGCCTTTGGTATTTTGACTGGTAAACCAATACGTCCTTGTTCTCAATAATAATAGGAATCAGGTAAGGGTATATTTCAGTTTCAATACCTTGAGGTTCAAAATTATTCATAATCATATAGACATATGGAGACATAATCAATTGTTCTATAATATCTCTATCGTTTTCAGCGACATAATTGCTCTCAAAAACAAATCGTTCTTGCGCCTGTCCATAGTAAACTGACTGCGATGCATCATAACTCTGTCTATTCCATTCCCTCGTGTCTAACGACTTATTGCTAGCATATTTCTTTTTTTCAGGTGCATATGTTTTTTGTGATTTTTTGGTAAACGTATAGGTATCCCAAACACCCTGACGATTCATAAATAAAAACGAATACGGGTCGTTAAGGCATTCCTGTTCCATCATTTTGTATTGCACGATTTCGCTAACACGTTCCGTACCAGCATAATCACACGAGCCTGAACTCAAAAATATGGCAACGTCGCTTTGTGTTAGAAATGCGGGGTTCTGCAAAAAGACAGCATAAGCAATTCTCTGTCCCAAAAAGGATAGATAGGTTGCCCCCGTCGTTGCGCCGATTGGAACGGATGCTGAAAAATCATAATTGTATTGACCATTGCCTTGTGTTTTCTGCAAATAGGTTATTGATTTCACAACTTGTGAGTTATCAAATAACTGATTTTTTGAGAACATAAAAGGTAATAGGATAGGGCAATTATAATAATGGTATCTGTATCTCGTTTGATTAACAGCCCCGCCGAATGCAGTCATCGGTTTCGTGTCCGTGCCGAAGGTAGCCATAAAGTTTCCATATTCGTTAAATGGCGGGGTAGCGGTTTTCATTGCATACGAGAATGCTTTGGTATTAAGATAGTTGTATTGTCCGTTCAAGTTGGTACCTGAATAATAATACGTAAATGCACTGAGGTTGCTAACACCATAAAACTTGTTCTCCTGAACGCCAGGATAAATGGTTATTCCATAAGGTTGTGTTGCCGCTGTTAACGGATTGAGTGTTTGTCCTGTCCACCCTGAATATACGTTATAATTCGTGATATCAATTTCCTGAACTATCGTGCCACCTGAATTCCTATACTGAACCCCAAATATGCATCTATATTCGTTGACGCCCATAAGGTTTTGGAAACCTGAATAACCACCATTGAAGCCATTGCTAAAACCTATTGTTGACTCCCTACGATTGACGATGGTAGCCTGACTAGTTTGTGCTGATGTTGCGACCAAACTTGATTGCATCACGTTTACAAGATAGGGGTTATTTGATGCACCTGAAATCGTTGAATTATAGGTCATCGTTAGGTTTCGTGGGTTCGGTTCAACGAAGTTTCTAATGATAGTTTCTACGTTGAATATGCAATTTCCAAATTGATTAACAGGAACAAGAAGTCTGGCTTCCTTTTTTGTGGATTGGACTGAGCCAGTTGTATTATTTGGACCCAAATCAAGTCCATAAGGATTGGAATATATGTCTACGATTAACCTGATATCAGTATATGCTGAATAGTCGTTGAGGCTCACATTCCAAGTATGGTCTGAGTGTGAATCACAAACGTCAAGTGGTTTTTGTATTATGGTTAGGTCTAAACTCATTTTTGTCTAACTATTGTTTTTGATGGTATTATTTTGTCTATCATATTCTCCACCAAAACGTTAACATCTTCTTGCATAGCAATAAATATTCTTTGCAGTTCTTGTCTTAATGGTTCAGGTGTATTCGGTGGTATATTGAATGGATTAATCATATCTGCAACGCTTTTGAGTGTTTCGTCATAGATATTTGCTGGCTTAATTCCTCGTTTCCAAATGCTAGCACGGATTGCGAATGCTAAGGATAGACTAGGTAGTGGTTTACCTGTTTTTTTATTTTTTCCCCTTAACCCCTTCAATTTAACCCACGATTCAAGTGCGGGGATTGGAACAGCACCATTTGCCGCTGTTATCGGTCTGGCACTTCCTCTTGGTTTCCTTCCTGCATTAACATATTCAAGATAGTCAAGATATTGTATTTCAATTTTTGGTCCTGTTTTCGTCTGCACGACCTTGAAATCAATGCTATCAATTAATGCCCCTGATGCGACCTTGCCCGCTTCGTTAATCCTTTTTTTCATTTCCCTTTTCCAAATTATACCAATTCGGGTTAGAGCCTGTGTCGTCATTGGATATGCCATAAATTAACAAGTTGTGAATGTGCCACCCTGTATCATTTGTCCAACGATTTGCTGTCTTGACGGAATGCTTGATGGCGGGTTTATGTAGTTTGCTATCCACATATCAGGTAAAGGAATCGTAAATGCTGCATCTAACCACCAAAGGTCTCCACCAGGTGCTGCATTAACACAAGGAAAGCAATTGAATGGTAAGCACGGGGTGCATTGACCTGCCCCCGCTATTATATTCGCATAAGCGATGAAGGTATTTCCTGATGCTAAGTTATCACAAGCATCTTGTGCTGTTGTTCCTGAACCGACTATAAATGCATTGAAGGGTAATACTGGTGATGAAGGGGTCGGAGTCATTGAAGGAGTTTGCGTGGGGGTGGAGGTCGGTGCAATTGGATAAATTAGATTAACAGGACAGATGCAGTTTGGTGTGGTATAACTATTGACGGTAAAGCCAGTCACAACTTCGCCAGGTAAAAGTACTGGTGCTAAATTGAATTGATGTTGATGTTGCCCCGCATTGATGGTTTCGGTTCCGCAATATATTGTTCCCAACGAACCAAAAGCACACCCTGAAATAATATAATCACATAATGCACTTGCTGGCGAAGTAAAATCAGGTTGATTCCATAAAATTAACTTGAATTTGGTACTATCAAAAGCGTCTACTTCAAGATATTGTGTTGTTATTGGACAGGTTGCGGTCGGGGTGATGGTAGGCGTATTTGTGGGTGTTGAGGTGATGGTAGGCGTATTTGTGGGTGTTGAGGTGATGGTAGGCGTATTTGTGGGTGTTGTCGGTATAAAAGGTTCAAATGCTGCGGCACATCTATCAAGCGGTGCCATAACCTTGATTCTCAAAACCCCGTTCCATCCTGCAGTGAGGTCAGAGTATTCTTCAATAAAAGGTGTTATTTCAACAGCATCGTCAAGGTAATATTTCGCATTGAAGCATCCTAAACTCTGATTAACACTTAATCTAAATTGACCGATGATATCATCAAGGATTTGTGCTGTGTCGCTCAATACGTCAATTTGGTTTCCGTCATCACGATTCACAATATCCATCACCACGCAATTAAATGTGAATTGTGTCCAACTAGACCCGTTTTCCTGTATTTCGGTTGTCGTTGTTGAAGGTATAACATATAACAGAGGAAAAAATGGGCTCTCAAAAGTAGGGTTATCTTGCTTCAATCTACTCTCAGTCCAATAACTCAAATCCTCAAAATTGCCAAAACCAAAAGAATTAATTTGCTTATGATGGTCAGCTAAGAGACGGAAATCGTCGTGAAATGTCTTGAAATTAATTGTATCGTGTATAATAGGTGAGCCTGTGAAAACGTTATATGCTGCGGCACATCTATCAAGCGGGGTTGCTGTTATAATATTCAAGGTCGCAGTCCATCCATTACACAAATCACTATAACTCTCCATAAATGGTTCACAAGCAATGGTTTGGTCCATATCGTAGAACCTATCATAACACCCATATATTTCTTGGATTGATAACCTGTATTGACTGAAAACGTCTTGAAGGTTTTGTAAGGTATCACTTAATACATCAACTTGATTCGTCAAATCTCTGTCCACGATATCAAGGCTAACAAGATTCATTTCCCACACCTTATATTGCAACATATTTGTGCATTTACCTGGCACGACATAGAGCAATGGATAAAAAGGGGATTCAAACGTAGGGTTTGACTGGTCGTCCCTCAGGGTAGTCCAATAACTTAATTGCTCGGCTTCACCTAAACCAAATGACTTGATGAACTTATGTTTACTTGCCATAAGTTCCAAATCATCAGCAATATTCTTAAAATTAATATATAATGGATTTTTCATCGTTGGTTATAGGCTTCTTTTATCCTTTTTTCTTCCTCTTTATTAAGGTCCATAATATAAGACAGATGGTTGAGACAAGCAATAAGGGGGAGAGCAACAACATCGTTAATTTTCCAAACTTTGTCTTCGGCAAGTTTACTAACCGCTGTATACCAACCCCAATGTTTAGCAAAAGAATTTTGGTTTTCATCACCCTCCATTTCCATTTGTTCTTGGAATAAAGTTGTATAAGTTCTTGTAAGGTTCTTCCTAAACGAGATAAAAAAAAAAGTGAACCCTCAATGTATCGCACGGGCAAATCCTTGAACATTTCAATCTCTTCCTTGAAGTTTTTATCACTATATTCTGTCCCTACTTCTGTATAGAGGTATGCGGCTAATTCGTTGAGGTTAGCAATTCTGTATTGTTCGTCTTTTTGTAAGAAGGAATCAATGTCTACGAATTGACCAAAACTGATTTTGTTAACATCTATTAATCCATATTTTTTTCCGTGCAATTCTATAACGGGGACTAGTTCCTTATTTCCTGTGGTCATTAGATTTTGCAATTGCTCCCCGATTTTTCTAATAACCTTTGCATCTGTTTTCACCAATTCTTCTCTTGGTAGGTCAGTTAATTTTTCAAGCAATCGCAGGTACATTTCCTCATCGCCATAAAGTTCACGCAATTGCATTACCTCAGACCAAAGCTTAATGGTCGGTTCCTTTATCACGTATTTCTTACTTTTGTGTTGTAGCGTTATTTCCATATT